GTCATTTCTTTTTCCTTTTAGAATTCTGCGGTTTATTAAAGATTTGTTTTTCAGTTATTACCCTAAAACCCATACCTTTAGCTTTGCAGTATGCATTAGCCGCTTTCCACTTTTCGTGATTGACTACTGCCGCCGCTTTTTGTGCCTGTGTTCTTGCTTCACCTAAAGTTTGACTTGCTGGTTTTATCTCTACAAACTCTGCATGGTTTGTACCTTTTTTATCTTTATAAACAATTAGCAAGTCTGGCACATATGTACTCTGTTTACCAGTGAGTGGATTCTTATATGGAATTCTGTGTGTTTCACTTCCCCAACCTAATATAGAGGGGTGATTATCACACATTCTCATAACTGCAAGTTCCCATCCACTTCTATACCTTGGAACTCTTTTACCTAAGTATTTAGCTGGGTTGCTTGGCTCGTATTGTCCTTGTTGGAATTTTCTCATTGGTTACTCCGGATGACGTGGAGCTGGTACTATATATGATTTACCATTAATATTTCTAATTGCTTCACCTGTCTTAAGTTGCCCTTTAAACACTTGCAAATTATCTGTATTTTGTTCAGCTGTGTTACTATTGACATTGTTCACCAGACCAGTATTTTGAAATTCTTTTGCTCTATCTTCGAGAGCTTCTAATTGTGCTTGATTACTAGTTATTTTACCGTTTACTACTACCATATCTTTAAATTCATTATTTACATCAAACTCTGAGAAATTATCTACGTCTGCAAATCCATCATCTGATGTAGGAGTGTTTACGAATTCATTTGCTCTTATAATGGCGGCTTGTTCAGCAACATTTGGTCCAGAACTTAAAATTTTAAAACCTTCATATGTGAAAGTAACTCTATAAATTGCTGGAGAGCTATCTCCATAATCTAATGTGTCAGCATCAATATTTGTAATATATGGATTGTATATTTCAATAACGTTTTCCATACTTTTTGAATCTTTTCTATTAATAATTATACTTCTAATAAAGTTTCTGGATTCAGGAGTTTTAATTCCTTTTGGATCATTTAAAAATGAATTATAATCATCGTTGTTAAGAGGACCATCAACATAATGAGCTGTATAGTCTTTTAAAAATTTTTCAAAGACTGCATCTTTAGTATCGTATGCTGTAAGAGTTATAGGAGTATAATCAATACCTGTAAGAACAGTTTTCTTTGCGTTATATGCATTCAGTGTTTGCGACCTATAAATGTAGGTCGGTATTTGCACGTTTGCAATTCTAACAAGACTCAACGGAGTTGGGCTGTCTATATAGTTTAATGAAACAGTAAAAGAATATTTATTTCTTGGTACTGCGTCAATTTCGCCTGTCCGGGAATCTTGACTATAGACTTTATATGCTGAGTCGCCGATTGCCATCAGTGGTTCCTATCTGTTATCTAGTAGCGCCAGATTGTGCTGAGTCGCTAGATGCAGATTTTTCACTTAATGCGTCTGAACCATCGATTGAATGAACCGCACTATCATATCTTAATTGGATAGTTACTTGGATCATTGTAGAATCTGCATAGTTTAGATCACCATACTGAACGTTAGCAATATAACAACCTTGCAATTCCCACTTATCAAATACAGTTGGTGATGTACTACCATTTGCACCATCTAGTGTTTCTAATGTTACACCAAACTTATATGCATTACCTGAAATTGAACTGTGTTGATCTGCATGGTCAACTTGTCTATTTAATTGGTTACCAATTTTCTTAATAACATTCGATTTCATATCATCTCTGAATACTATTGAAATTGGTTCCCAGGCGTGTTTACCTGCAAGATACATTTTTGAGTTGTAAGAATCTACTACAACTTCTTCATGTGTCATTGACGGTCTGCCTGCACTAATAACGTTCTGAGTTACTTCATCTGTCGCTGTTGCACCACCAAGGTCTTCAAAGGTAACTCTGAACCTATAACTTAATTTAGGCATTAAAGTTGTTCCTGCTGAAGAGTCTGTTGGTACTCCAAAATTTGTAATTACAGCCATTTTATTTCTCCTATATACTACTGTAGTATTGTTTATCTTATATTGTATTTATCAAATCAGTGTTCAAAAAGATAGGCTTCTGTAAAAGAAGCCCATTT